TTGCCCTGTTGGGCTGTATCTGGTGGCGTTGGATGCTCGGCTGAAGGTGATAAGGCTAGAGAATGTTGTCTGGGTGAGATTCCCAGAAACATCATCTACAAGATAGTAGCCCGGTTGCTTACCAGGAACACTTTCAAACGTAGACGTATAATCCAAGTACAAGCTCGGGTCATACGCTGGAACATAATACTCAGTACCGTCACTTGTCTTAGCAGATACCGGGACAGTGTAATCAACTCCTGAACCATCTCGAACAGCAAGACGGACAATATACTCTGTCGCAGCACTGTCCTTGACGATAAACATATTGCCAGGAACAGGCACATACCCACCCCTCGATCTACGGTTGGGTAGCTTTATGTTAAGCCCGAGCAACATTACAGCAGTCCGACGATGTTGCTGGCAGTCGTGCTAGTCAACCAGACCCGTCTAGCCATCACCGGCAGAATCGTTCCAGCAGGGACGTTGTAGAAGATCACAGACCCACCGCCGGTATCGTTGATCCGCACGTTACCCGACCCGCCAATGTAGAGCGCACGAACGGGCGCAACCAGATCAGAGTCGGCTGGGGTGATAGCAATGCAGTTAACAGCGCAGCTATCAGGAGTCGTTGAAAATGGAGCAGCCATGTCTACACCCACACATTAGACGAAGTTGATGAATCTTGCCACAAATTGCTAGAACAGATAAAGCCTGTCCCACTACTGTCCAGAATTTCCAGACTTACAACGTACCCAACAGCAGAACTTGATAACACTGTCAGCGAACACTGGTAGTCAACACCGTTAGACGCTCTCACCAGGAAACTAGAGTCGGTTGACTTAGTGAGCCAAGTATTAGAGTCACCCCTGATGTCTTGCCATCCACCGGCCTCCGTTACAACAAGAGCACTGAACGGAGCATCGGCAAAGGTCGAAAACCCAAACATCAGAACGTCACTTCCGTTGACATGATGCGAGCAACCCAGCGGATCGTCTTGCTAGCCTGACCAGTAACCGTAATCGACAAACACCCGTTTGTAGTGTCAGCAGCCAATGCAACCGTCCAAGTCGTAGCGCCAGAACTTTTCTCAAAGTTTAGATAACCTGGGGACTTCAAAACGGTAGAGGCAGCATTCGCACCCCTGACCAACAGCGTATTAATGCCGTTCATCGTCAGGTAGTCTGTTTGATCCCAGGCCACCAGATCAATGAACAACATCGCAGCGGAATTGTTGGCAATCGCAAATTGATTGGTTGCGCTTGCAGCAGAAGAATTGCTGCACAGTACGGCAGGAGTCGCATTTGTTGTCTGCTTGGCAAGAACCAGCATTCCGGCTTGGCTTGAGCCAGCAGACGAAGAAATCGGAGCGTTACAGGCAGGGAATGCGTGGAAACCTTGAATTCCTCTTGTGGTTCCGTTACGTCCACCGCTAATCGTCGAATAATCACCACTGGCAGTGTTGCCATCTCCACCACCGACAAATGACCCTGTGTTTTGTGATTGATTATTACGCCCAGCAACAACCCCTGAATCATCTCCACTCGCTATGTTGCCAACACCACCGCCAACAACAGCATAAAACCCGGGAGTCTCATTACCTGCTCCACCACAAACAACGCTAATTGAACCAGAACTTTGATTTATAAAGCCACTTAGCGAAGCAGAATAAACACCTGTTGCTCTGTTACTGACGCCGCCAGAAATTACTGAGTAGTCCCCAGACGCAACAGCTTCGGCTGCAACTCTGATTGATTGTAGATCTACCGCACCTGTGCCTCGTTTGTTGCCACCAGCAATAGTCCCAGTTGGAACCTGGGCAAGTATTGCTCCAGTACCTTTCGCAACAATGGCAATGTCGCCATTTGCAGTGGCTACAGCAGAGGTCAGGCTTGCAACGTTTACCGTATCGTTTGGAGCGGTAGTGTTAAAAGCAGTTGCAACAGGCAAACTGTCAACACTTACAGATTTCGTAGCAGGGTAGGTGCAGAACACATCCTTAACACCAGTCCCAAACGACACAAAGTTGTTGTTGTTGCTGCTAGCTAAGACGTTGTTCCTAGTTAGCGTGTTAGACCCAACAACACCGATCCCGACTTCCCACTCAGTAGTGCTTTGGATGCAGTAATAGGTCGTGTTGCCGTTACCGATAGACGAAAACGCTTGGTATCCCTGGACAGCACCCAACAGAGTGATAGTGCCCGTCCCCTGCGTGCTGGTCGTCTCTTTTACCCGGTCTTTCAGTACGAGTGCCATTATCGTGCCGCCACTCTCATTACCAACGGGCTAGCAGAAAACTCCGCCTTGTCATCCGACTCCGATAGCGCAGCAATGCCACGGTTGTACAGCGCACCCCAGACTTGCAATCGAGCGTCGTTCATAAGATACGGCTCGGCTTCTCCCAGGCTTGCGTACAGGAGACAGTCCATTGCATTCACCGTCCAGACGTTCGTGGTGTTCGTGTCAGACAGGAACGCAGGAGCGGAGTAATACAGCATCACCAACGTGTATGCGGTATCAGGCGTCGGGGCGAACTTAAACTCATCCGCTAGGATCGTGTAGTCCACCGGCCTGCCTGACTCGTAACTGCGGGAGTTGCGAGTAAAGAGGCTCGGCGTCATGTAGTTCAACGGGTAGACCGGCTCACCATCCGTATACAAATCACGGATTTGCAGGAAGTCGGACGGTAGCTGCACCGTGTCATCGCCACCAGTCGTGGTCGTGGTGACAGAACGCAGCATCTGCCGAATGCGTAGCTCTCTGCGCAAGCGAATCTCAGCCAGACGGATGAAATCCGGTATCTGACTGGTCAGATCACTTCTTGCGAGATAGCTTGCGATTGCGCTTTGCAGATCGCTGTAGGTCGTTAGGGCCATGCTTTACGTCATCCCAGCCGAAGGTTTTGACCCCTATGTGTCCGATGTGCATCGACAACTCGTGATCCACCCAGACAGGTATATCGTTTTCCATGCACCGGACGCAGAATGTTACATCCTCTCCGATGACGTTCCCATGATCTGTCCAGATGACATCAAACCACGGGCGCGGAACCTTCTCGAAAACTTCTTTGTTGACAAGGGTACACGCAAACCCTACTGCTGTCACCTGCTCAATTCCCTTCTTCCCCCGGCTCTCGACCTTGTGCCAAACCTGATAAGGCTCACCCGTTGGTTTACCTTGCAACATCTCGCGTTCGATCTTTAGGTTCAGCGCAGTCGGCAGGATAGGCTCGCGTCTGGTCGTAGCATTCACCCCAACCATCGTAACCTGCCGTGATTGCAGGACTTCTAGCGTGTTGGCAGGGAATCGCTGGTCAGAGTCAATCCATAACAGTTGGTCCGCCCCCCACTCCAGAGCCTCGGCAGCGAGTTTCTCGCGCTGGGTAAAGATCAGCGTCCCAGGCATTTGCAGGAGTTGAATGTCGTTCACCCCACGCTTTGCCTCGTATGCACACAGCCTTGCAAGGTCGAAGCAGAACCCTGCCATCACTTCATCTCGACACGGTACGCAGATAGCGACTTTCAAATGTGCCCCGGATGAGTTCTAAAAAATCGGTTGTCAGGATGGTTCAGGAAGGCTTTGAACGCCTTCTGATCGATGACCTTGAACCCTTGCATCACCCGCTTGCGGTTCAGATCGTCAACAACAGTCAGCGGCAAGCGAGCAACGTGTGTGATTACGTCGTCGTACTTGTTAGTTGTCTCGTTGTACTGCTTCTTATTTGCTTCGATGATTTGGGAAACATCCTGTCTGGTTTCCAAAATCACTCCACCATCCGTGTCATGAGCCACGGTGATTGAGTTATCGTTTACTGAGAATAGTCTTGGCATATAAAAACGCCCCCACTCGAAAGCAGGGGCGTCCACTCCGTTAAGAGTTACAGCGCTGGGTCAAGATCGAACACCCCGCCATGAGCGGCTTCGTTCCGCATCTCCAGCGTGAATTCGCACAGAAGCTGCGTTTTCTCGCTGTCGCCGACTTTTGCAAGATCGGTCGTCGCAAACGGGCGCAAATACGCAAGGGCTGCGTACTCAGGGTCGAGCAACAGTGCGTCACGGGTGCGCTGGAATCTATTCGGAACGATTGAAATTGAACCAAAATCGCTCATATAGACATCCGCGGCCCCCACGATGGTCGTCGGCTGGTCGCCAGGAGCCATATACCGCTGGGCAGCGATACCGGCAAACGAACTGGCTTTCTGCTTCAGACCAGAACCAACGGTAAGCATCGTCGGGTTGCCACCACTGTCGAAAACGTCAGCGATAACATCTTTCAGAAGTTGCTCGGTGAAAGTCCGAGTAGCGCCATCAGAACGGGTCGATACGCCGATGGTCGTCGGGTCAGTGCCAGACGTGCCTTTCGAGGTGTTGGTCTTGATCCACGACAGAATCGCGCCGAGTTTGCGAGCAGCAGACGATGAACCAGCGTCACGCCCTTGGTTGGCAGTGATGATGGTTTCCATGTCCCGCTTCAACTCAGCAGCGGCTTTCGACAACTGATAAGCCTTCTCCGAGCGCCGACCGGCCTTGTTGACCGTTTCGAGCGTGCCGGACACTTGAATCGTCTTTTGAACGATCTGCGTGTAATTGCCGAGACGAGTGGTCGGGCTGATGGTTGCCGACACAGCGTCTGCGCCTTCAACAGCAGCGTTAGCCGACGTTGCAGCGGCCAGGGAATCCGATTGCCACTCGTGAAACACTGCGGTCGCTTTGGTGCGAGCCAGAGTGCTCATAATCGGGGTTTCGGTCGGGCTGATGTCGTAGATGACATCGATAAGGTCTTCGCGCTGGCCAATGGCCGTGTGTGCGGTAAAGGTGGGCATGATTGCTCCTATGCCAAGAATCGTTCAAAGATGGTCGCTGCGTCCCTAGCCTTGCCAGATTTACGCAAGCGGTTTCGTTCAGCTTTCAGCGCATCCGATTCTGGATTCGATACCTTCGCAGTTCCGGGCTTCATCATCTTCGGAGCCTCGCTCACCTTTTTAGTGACTTCCGGCTTGTTAGAGATCAGCTTGTCGTACTGCGCGGCCTTCCAGAGCGTTAGCACTGCTCGGCTGTCATAGACTTGTGAAAGTTCCTGATCCGAGAAGCCTAGACCTTTCGCGTAAGTGCGAATGTCTTTACGGACATCCTCTCCCTTTTCGCTATTCCACTCAGGAATTGCCTGGGCAACCTTCTCAGCTTCTTGAGCCAGCACCTCTTGCAGTCGCTGCTGTTGCTCCGCTTGTTGCTGTTGAGCAAGGCGAGAGCGTTCGGCTTGAACGGCAGTTAGTTGCTTCTCCCGTTGAGAAAGTTCGGCAACCTTTACGGCATAACCAATAGGGTCAGTATCTTTCAGGTGTTCAATATCCTCCGTTTTGTTCTGCTCCGATAGAACCTTTTCAATTAGTTCTAACCGTTGTGCATACTGATCGCGGAGGGACTTTGCTTGCTCTACCGCAGCCTTTTCGGCCTCGATAGCCTTTCGCTGCTCGGCAAGCGCCTGGGTTTTCTGCGTGTAATCAGTGCCAAGCTGGTAAGACTTAATCAAGTCGTCCAAAGAAACTTCGCGTTCCTCACCTGCGGCTTTCACCCGGTAGCGCGGTGTTTCCTCAACTTCCTGCGTCTCCTGCTCAACCTGCGTCTCTTGCTCCTGTGAAACCTCGGGAGTCGGTTCGTCACCTTCCTCTGGTCCCATTAGCCCAAGAATCGCGTTGGCTGCACCGTCAACACTCAGCGGTCCACTTCCGTTAGGAGTCGTGTCCATATTCACCCGTTACAAGTTACAAAATCTTCCAGCGTTTGCGTTCGATCTCTTTCGTATCAGCGATACTCTGGAAATGTGAACGAATAACTGAAAGCGCCTTAATCATTCTATACGCATTTTCCCTAACGTCAACATCGTGCTCTAGCGAGTTCACAATCGTCTGGATTTGCAGATCGTGGAGTTTGTTTAACTCAGCAACAAACTCCTCATCCCGCATTAGATTCGCAGCGCGTTCCGGGTTCAACCTGGAATCTCCACGTTAGCGGAAATGCCAGCACCGACCTTTGCTGCTTTCAGTTGAGCCTCTACCTGAAACTCCTCCCGCTTTAGCATAAGTTCAGCAGCGGCCTTCTCGCGTGCGAGTTGAATGTCAGCCTGAGCCTTGATGCGCTTTGTTTCAATGTCTGCCAGAGCCTTCTGCCGGTCGATTTCAATCTGGGCTTGAGCCTGGGCAAGCATGGCATCCATCGGCCCCGGCTGCTGCTGCTGCGGAGGTGGATTAGATAGGGCTTGATCGACTTCAGGCGGAATCTCTTTGAAGAACTCTGCTGAGTCTTTAAACCCTGCCGCCTCGATAAACCGCCCAAGAGTCGCCCGATACTGTCCGACAGACACGAGCGGATTAGCAGGACCGTAGGCTTGCAGAATAGCTTCCTGCTTTGCCAGAACCATCTGGAGCATCGCCATCTGCTCCTGCTTCGATCCAGTCCCGAGTCCGACAGAGATCGAAACGTCATACTGGTTTGACCACTCTCGCGGGTCCATCTCGACATACTTGCCGCGCATCCGAATCAGACGAGGCTTGTCCTGATACTTGCAGAGTAGATGCAGA